GGGTGAGTAGAGTTACTTACTCACTCACTTACTCACGGAAAGGAAGGGAAAATGAACGTCACCAATATTCAATCAATCGTCGCGCCGATGCTCGCCCCGATTGCCCCGGCTGTGCTTTTCGGAAATAACCTGCACGCGGGCATGATTGCGGACGGTGTGCAGCCAACCCTTGCGCTGGCAGCGGCAGTCCTGGGCACGGGCGGCGTTGAAATCGCGGGCGCGCTGGCTTGCTCGATGGCCGTAATGGCCTATCACAAGCGCGATACAAAGATCATGTGGGTATCCATCGTTGCGGCTGGGATTTACGCTGTATTTGTGATGATCGGCATTATGCAGGCGCGAAACACCGCCACATTCGCCGGCGCCGTGGTCATCTCGCTAGTCGCGTATCTCATGCAGGGCGTCTGGCAATCGTACAACAATAAATTGCGCGTCGAGCAAGCCGAAGCGGATCTAAAAATAAAGGCGCTGGAGGCTGAGCGCAAATTGCAAAACTCGCGTAATCGCGGATTGAAATTGTCCAACGGAACAAACTCGGAAAATATCGGAAAAATATCGGAAAATTCCGATGACAAAAGGATGCGCTGGAACGAAGTTAATCGAGATGATTACGAATGGATAGCACGTGCTCGAACTTCTGAAATCGTGAATAAATACGGAATAGATGAGCGCACGGCACGAAATTGGCGGGAACATGCTCGCGAATAAGTGGTACAATGAAAGCGTCGAAGGTGTTGGGCGTTTTTCATTTTGCCATTATAGAGCCGTTACCTATCCAAGCGCCCCGCCTTCGACAAGCTGGCAAAAGATAGGTAGCGGCTTTATGATTCGGGAGAATGAAATGGAAATAGACGATAAGTTGTTTGGAAATTTCATAAGAGACTCGCATTCCGGTTGCTGGGAGTGGGTAAAGGGAACAAATAAGGGAGGTTATGGCATTGTTCATGTTCACGGGAAATCCATCAACGCACATCGTTATTCGTGGGAAGCGAAGAATGGAAAAATACCTGATGGTATGTATGTTTGCCATAAATGCGACAATACCAGATGCATAAATCCAGATCATCTTTTTCTTGGAAGCCCTGACGAGAATGTGAAAGATATGTTTTCTAAGAAAAGAAATCGCGCACAGTTTGCGGCTGACCCTGCCATGATAGCCGCCATCGAGGCATATTGGGCGGCCAATCCAAACGCGAGCCTGCGAGACTGCGCAAATGAGATCGGATGCAGTCCCATGACGGCAGGAAAATATAAGCCATGAGCAAATCTGAGCAAGAGATCGGCAGGGCCGGCGAAGAGCTGGCCGCGAGAGCGCTGCGCAACCTGGGCGTAGAGATGGTTGAACGCATTGGGACGCCAGTCAAATTACAGCCGACAAAGTTACCAGGGGCATTTCGCGTGATTTACGGAGAGAAAGTCTCCGGAGATTTCCGTGGGGTCATGCCTGGCGGGAGATCGGTGTTGGCCGAAGTCAAGACGATCTACGATCGTAATCTGCGCTGGTCCGATCTACGCGATCACCAACCGGGCCGGCTGGATGAGCATACCTATCGAGGCGGACTGACGTTATTGGTTTGGGTGCATCATAGCGGTATATACGTCATGGAGTGGCCAATCAGTGGATTTGGGCCACATGCCAGTATTGAGCCTGAGTGGGCAATGGACATCCAAAAGGTGAAGGGATGAATGCTAAAGATACGCTTAAATTAATGTCATACGATGAATGGGACTTATCGCAGACAGAGAGAGACGCCATCAAGGCGGCCATCGCGGAGATAGACGCGCTGAAAGCTGATCGGAATAAGTTAGCGCAAACGCTTAACGAATGGTCAGATCAATACACGATGATAGTCGGTGGTAGCTGCCCTCCTGACGAGCATCACTGCACGTGCGTTCCTGTATTGCGGGAAGAGATTATCAGGCTGCACAATAAAATAAACGATCTCAGTAAAGTTTCCCGGGACTACGAAGATAACCTTCGCGCGGCGCGTGATACCGCAGAAGCCGAAGCCGATCAATATAAAATGCAGTTATCGACTGCGCTGAATGAGTGCCTTGACACAGTCTATCGTGAAAACTCTCTAGTAGTAGCACTCAACAAAAAGAACGCGGAAGTCGAGCGGTTGCGGGAGGCACTGGAGAAGTATGCCGATCCTAGCAATTGGGGCGATTATGACAAATATATTACACAGGTAGTTTTCGAAGATGCTCCACATCCAGGTTATACAATGGCTCGCGCCGCGCTGGAGGTGAAGGAATGAAACGACCGGATACTCAACTGCGCGAATTGCGTGCAGAGTTACGCTATTGGCAAGGACAAGCCCAATTTGAAGAACGCTGCCTGAAAGCCAGCCGCGATAAATGCAAAGCTGTTGCGCAGAAGATGAGAGAAGTACAGGCGGTGAAACCATGACCGACCGTCACCCCACGATTGGCGGCAAAACGCGCAAGGCGGTAGACCGCCCTCTGAAACCGCAACCAGCCGGCATGATTATCATAACCTGCGACGAGTGCCAGACGCAGTATAGCAGCGCGGTCGCAGTCGGACCGTATGACCTGTACAAGCCGTGTGACTGCGGTGCAATTATCCATCTGACCGGGCGTTACGACGGGTACAATATTTTTCCGGGACATAGCACGATAGAAAGAGTAGACCAATGAAAAATTCTTACATTACTGCCACTGATCAATTCTGTGGCGCAGGTGGAAGCTCAATCGGGGCAACTGAATCGGGCGTTGAAGTGCGCCTGGCCATGAATCACTGGAAACTTGCAATCGAAACTCACAACAGCAACTTTCCGAAGACTGATCACGTCTGCACTGATATCAGTGCCACAGATCCACGTCGCTACCCATCCACAGACATTCTGATCACATCGCCAGAATGCACCAATCACAGCCTGGCAAAGGGAAAGCCGCGGCAGTATTATGGCAGAGATCTGTTTGGGAATATTCTGATCGATCCATCCGAAGAACGCAGCCGAGCAACGATGTGGGATGTGCCTCGCTTTGCTGAATATCACGATTACAACATTATCATCGCTGAGAACGTGGTGGATGCGGGAAAGTGGCGCCTGTTTGATGCATGGCTGTTGGCCATGCATGCCTTGGATTACGACCACGAAGTTGTTTATTTCAACTCCATGTTCGCATGGCCAACACCCCAGAGCCGTGACCGGATGTATACGGTCTTCAGCAAGCGGGGAAATAAAAAACCCGACTTAGAATTTCGCCCTCTCGCGTGGTGCCAGAACTGCCAGTCGGATGTTCAAGCAATCCAGACCTGGAAACACCTGAAATGGGGGAGGTACAAGGCACAGTATTTTTACCGCTGCCCAGGCTGCCATAAACGGATTGAACCTTATTATTATGCTGCTTTCAACGCCATTGATTTTACGATTCCAGCTGAGCGAATCGGAGATCGGAAAAGACCATTGAAGCCCAAGACCCTGGCGCGCGTCGAGTATGGCTTCGAAACTTTTGGCCAAAAGCCGATGATCGTAACTGGGCGATACACAACAGGTATGGAATCTCGCGTAAGGGATGCTATGCAAGATGTCATCCCGACTCAACCGGGGGATTCGAGTCATGCGGTGGTCATGCCTTGGATTGTCGAAACCGGCTACGATGGTGACGAAAGATCACGGTGTACTGACCGGCCGCTGATGACGCAAACCGCGCGCCAATCTGCTGGGTTAGTCTCGCCCGGTTTCATAGCGGAGCTTCATGGAACATCAACGGCATCCGCCCTGAGTGACCCATTGATGTGCGTGACAGCAAGCGGCAATCATCATGCGCTTTTATCTTCAAATGCATTCCTGACTTATTACTATGGCAACTCCACAACTGCCAGCGCAATCACCGATCCAGTCAATACTGTGACTGGTCTGGATCGAGCGGGATTGGCGCAAGGCAGCGACAAAATGACCGTGGACGACTTGACATTCCGCATGCTGCATCCGCGAGAGATTGGCAAGGCGATGGCCTTCCCTGCGACTTATACAGTGAAAGGCAACCACCGCGAGACTGTAAAACAGTACGGGAACGCAGTGACCCCGCCGGTCATGAAAATGTTGATAGATCGATGCGTGACATCGCTATTGTGAGGGAACCCATGAAAAAGATAATTGAACTGAAGCCCATCCAGGATGTCCTCAAGAAAAAATTCCCAATGTTCTGGCATCGCAGAGGTAGAGATTTCCAGCTGCATGCCGTGTCTTATACCTGGGAGAACGGCACCATGCGCACGCGCAAGGCTTGGGAGAAAACAGCCGAAACGGTTGCGGATATCCAGACCTTCCGGCATCTGAATATCGATTTGTATGATGCTGGCGCGACGATCGATATCGGAGTTTTAGACAAGTTGATCGATAGTCTTTATAACACCTACCGAGATGAAGACGGGGTGCTGAAGCCAAGGCCCAATAATTCATGGAGAAACTCATGAGCGGTAGCAGCGCTAAGCCAAAGACTGATACCTACTTAAAAGGGACCAATGCTATTGAATGCCGGCGATGCGGCGCCATCCTTGAATTCAAATTGCCAATGGCCGTACAAGTCTGGGTGGCGATGGCGAAAGCGTTTGACGATGCGCATTGTCACTGCCTATCTATTATCCAACCCAGGGGCTAATATCCAACACAGCCCCTATTATCCAAGGAAAAAGGCCTGTAGCGCTTAAGAGCTAATATCCAGGCCGGCAAAGAAAAGCGATTAACATTAGTGAACGATGAAGCTCTACACTTACCGAAATTGGAGCACACAAGATGATCAAACACGATGAATATAGCCAGGCTTTTGACGAGTACATTGAGAGTTATATACTCAAGTTTTGGGATAGAGAGAAAATAACGGAGTTCTGCCTGCGGCTGATGGGTGACGAGGCGCGGGCCTGGTGGGCGCGAAAACAGGGGCATCAGTCGTGATATACATTCGAAAGCTCTCTATGCACGACAGGCACGTCTGGGGTAAGTGCCCGGTCTGCGGCGTGTCGGATGGCGAGCGGTGTATTCCGGCGTGCGCTGACAATCTAACGGACGGACCGGAGGCCGCGCACATCGCCCGCCTGATTAATGCTCCGCAACTGGCCGCCATCGGAGATGATAAATAAAATGCTTATGTCGCTAACTCCTACTCAGATCCGTGTTCTGTACTGGCTGGCCAAAGGGCGCACCGTCAAAGAAATCACGATGTTGCTGTGCGTATCCAGGCGCACGATTACATCGCATATCAGCAGCGCCAAGTGGCGATTGGGAGCGCACAGCAGAGATGAGACGGTTGCACTGGCAGTAAAAGGCGGATTGTTAGAAATCAACATCGAGACCCTCGCATAAGGGTCTTTTTATTTCTAAAATTGCGCACTATGACAATAGGCAAGAGTTATATAGTTTGTTATCGTGACATGAAAGGAGATTTATCATGACAGAAACTACTCTTGCAAGTTTGGCTGGTATCGTGCTTTCCCTGGCGTTCAGTTACATCCCTGGATTGCGCGACAAGTACGCCGCTCTGACCGCCGATTACAAGCGGCTGGTGATGATCGTAGCGTTGCTGCTCGCGTCGGCTGGTATTTTCGCGGCTGGCTGCGCTGGATACACCGCAAAAGTGACCTGTGATATGGCGGGCGCTCAGGTCATGCTCACTTATTTCGTTTCAGCGGCCGTCGCCAACCAGGGTACATACATGCTGACACCCGGCATGGCCGCGAAGGGATAATATGGAACCGATCCCGGCGTGGGTAGTGTCATTCCTGGCATTTAGCGCGGCTATCTCGTTATGGACTGTTCGACCTATGCCGCGGCTGGTACGCGCGTCGATTATCGCTCCGATAGTTTACTTCGGGTGCGTCTATCTTTGGGCGGCGTCAACTCCATTGGATGCCGTAACCCGTACGGTATTTATCCGGTTGGGACTGTTAATACTGTTTATTCCCATCATCGTAAATAGCTTGGTTATTAGATTGGCATGGACGAGGGGGAGACGTAAATGGTAAATGATACCGTCATTATAGCTATCATTACGGCAGTTGTATCAATCGGCGCGTCAATCGGTGCAACGGTTTTGCAAATGCGCAAGTGGAAAGAGGGCGAACGGCCTAAGTCAAGCGCAGATACCGCAGACGTTCTGACAGGTACGAGTCTGGAGCTTGTATCCGCGATCCGTAAAGAGATGCGGTTTAACAAAGAAAACGCGATGAATGAGATTATGACAGTTCGGGGCGAGTTGGCTACTGTTAGGATTGAGAATTACAGGATGCGTGAGAAGCTGACTGAACTTGAGGATGTACGCGAATGGGCCGAACGATTGGTTCACCAGGTGCGCAGTTTGGGCGGCGAGCCCGTAAAGATGCGCGTGGTGGGGATTAAAACATGATAGAGCGTAAATGCGAAACTCCATTATGTCGAAGTACCCCGCAACCTGGCGAGATGCTGTGCATGACTTGCGAAATAGCGAGCTGGCAGGATAGATTGATTATCTTGCCATGCGGGCATCAGGTCGCGTCGGTAATTCATTCGGACGATGGTACGGCATATTGCAGTGACTGTGCGCGAGAAGCGATGGAGCGATGATGAAACCAAATACATGCTTAGTTTTAGATGTTTGGGAAGGGCAGCTCGAAATTGACGAAGCGATCCTGAAAGCGAACGGCGTGGCCGGTATCGGCATCCGCCTGAACGATATGAGCGGCGGTCATCACATGGACGCGGGTTTCACGAAGCAATGGGCAGAGGCCGCCAACTTCGTACGCTTTCCGTATTTCGTGTACAACCCCTGGGTGGATGGCGCCGCCAATTACGCCTGGCTCACGTCGCACATGCCAGACGGCGTGAAATGTTTGGCAATTGATATCGAAGTGAAATTCTCCGGTATCACCCCGTTGAAATACGCTTCGGACGTAGATCAATTCCTGGCATTGTGCCATCAACATGGATGGAAGACAATCATCTATACCGCTGAGTGGTTCCTAGCATCGTTGTCTCGCTGGCCTCAGCTCGATTATTGGTGGGCGCAGTACCCAGACGCGGCGGCATATTTCAGTGGTGTTACAACCTGGGATGAGTTGAGGCTGCGCCTGGATAAGCTGGGTAAACCTTTCAACGCGGCCAAAGTTCCCGGCCGGCTGATGATGTGGCAATTCAGCGGGGATTACCTTTTATTGCCGGGTAACAACCGCGATATGGATGTAAACCTGTTTTACGGCACCGAGCAAGAGCTGGCTGATTATTTCGGCGCACCCGGCACCATTGCAGAACCCCCGCCGGTAGTGGTTGTTGTACCAGTCGATGCCGTCACGGTAACAGCCGCGAGTGGGCTTAACGTCCGCTCAGGTCCAGGCATGGCAGCTCCTAAAATCGGCGCAATTGCACGCGGGACACAGGTCGTAATCCTGGAATATCGCCGTCTGTCAGCAGTCGAAGTTTGGGGCCGGATTTCCCAGGGCTGGATAGCCCTATTGCTGGCGGGCGAGTGCTACACCAGCCGGGCAGATTTCGGCGGGATACCTGACGTTCCGGTCAGCGACCCACTCTTTCCCCACATATACCGGATCAAGGACGACCTGGAAGCGGGAATGTCCCCTGGGGGAACCCGGCCTTATTTGCGCAATGGATTACCGTCCACGGTACGCCTGCGGGGTGGCGAGTCTCAATACCTGTTGAGCGCTGCGTGGATTGCCTACCTGAAGCGCATTAACTCTCCGAAATCGTATGACTACCTGATCAAGCCGGCATCTGGTTGGCACAATGCAGGCGTCAGTAATCTCATGCAGCAGCTCACGTTCTCGGGAAACCACGTTGAAGTTTTGCGCATCGAAGGCAATCAGGCGTTCATCAAGACATATTTCCTAAACGATCCGCCCCCGTCTGGAATCATCCAACCAACCGAAAAAACACTGCACCCACAGGTGCAACTGTTTACCACGCAATACAAACGGTCACTGGATATGAGCACTAATGGGCGCTACCCGCGCACGCTGTTATTGGCCAATCCTGGTGAGGAGATTTGGATTAACCTGCGCGATATTGTGAGGTTATGACGTTGACCAGTGAGTCCGTACCGCACAAGTTGAGTAATAAGCAACGGGTATTCGTCAGCGAATACCTGAAGTGCTTTAACGCCAGTGAGGCCGCGCGAAGGGCGGGATATTCGGAGAAGACAGCTGGGTCAATCGGGCAAGAAAACCTGAAAAAACCTGAAATAAAATCAATTATCGATGCTCGAATCGCCGAAATCCAGATGGGCCCCGAAGAAGCAATGACATTGCTCGCCGAACAGGCGCGCGCAACGGTTGGGGTGTTCTTCAAGATCATCGAAGAATGGACTTTCTACCCATTGCCGACTTACGAAATTATCGACGCAAAAGAAGTGATTGATGATACTGACCCAGATAATCCCGTGACGCGAATCAGTTACTGGGTACGGCACATTGCGATTGATTTGGATAAGGTGATTGATCCGCGTTACTCAGGCTTGCTGCAAGAATTTTCCGATTCGTCGAAGACTGGAATAACGATCAAGATGTATAACAAGCAAACCGCCCTTGAAAAAATTCTGCGCGTACATGGTCGCTTTGTCGAAAGGGTCGAGAACAGCGGAACAGTATCGCTGACCTTCAGTGCTGACGATATGGCTGCGGCAAAAGCCAGGGCAGACGCCGCGGAAAAGAAGCTTCTCGAAAATGATTGATCAAGCTGCGTCTGAATGGTTGACTTGTTCCGAGTCCCCGCTCTATTTCATCGACAATTATTTGCATATTTACGACGGAACGGAAAAGGCCTGGATACCGTTTCGCTTGTGGCCAGCACAGGCCAGGGCGCTCAAGACCATGCAAATCGAACGATTGGTGGTTATTCTGAAGGCGCGACAACTGGGTATCACCTGGTTGGTTTTGGGCTTTGCGCTCTGGCTGATGCTCTTTCAGCCGTCCGCGGTGGTGCTGCTTTTCTCTCGCCGCGATGACGAGTCGATTGCTTTGCTTGGGGATGAGCGCCTCAAGGGCATGTACAGCCGCCTGCCAGGTTGGATGCAAGCGCGTGCGGTAAATATCGACAATGGGCACGTCTGGGCGCTCTCGAACGGCAGTGTGGCCAGGGCCTTCCCGACATCCGCGGGCGACAGCTATACAGCATCCCTGGTAATCTGCGACGAATTCGACCTGGTCGATAATCAGGGCGCACTGATGAACGCAGTCAAACCCACCATCGACGGCGGCGGCAAGATGATCCTGCTTTCCCGCTCTGAGAACAAGCGCCCACAGAGTGATTTCAAGAAAACCTACATCGCCGCAAAAGAAAACGTAAACGGATGGACGCCCATATTCTTACCCTGGAACGCCCGCCCATCTCGTACAGCGGAATGGTACGAACAGCAAAAGGCTGACATCCTGCACCGCACCGGGTCTCTGGATGACCTACACCAGCAGTATCCAGCCACTGACATGGAGGCCCTGGCGCCGCGCACTCTGTCGAAGCGTATCGCATCCGAGTGGCTGCTTAAGAGTTACGTGGCCAGTGCTGCAATTCCGAACGATAAGGCACCGGCAATTCCCGGACTGATGATTTATTCGGCTCCCAGGGTCAGCCGAACCTATGTAATCGGCGCAGATCCAGCCGAAGGCAACCCAACCAGTGACGATAGTTCCTTCCACGTCCTGGACTCCATGAGCGGTGAGGAAGTTGCGCACCTGGCTGGAAAGTTTCAACCATCAACCTTTGCCGCTCATATTGACAGGGTCGGGCGCTACTACAACAACGCCGCGGCGCTGGTGGAGAGAAATAATCACGGGCACGCTGTTTTGCTGTGGCTGCGCGATAACTCGAAGTTGCGCCGGCTGCGTGGGACAGATGGAAAAGAAGGTTGGCATTCGACC